AGTAGTGAACTCCTCATAACATTATAAATCGAAAAAATGTTTTCAAAAGTTTCAAGAATGAGTATCATCAACTCAGTAGTTGCGATTGTTATCATTTTGCTTGTTGTACGAAGTGTTAACAATCATGTTTACGAGCCATCAATCACGTGTGAGTGTATCCCATCCATATTCAAATTGAATAAGGATTTCATTGTGTGCTTTCATGGTTGCCCAATAACTCCTGTGAACTCTAAGCTGTATAATGTGACATGTAGCTACATGGAAGACATAACCATCACATTATGCGAGAATTCAAAGTTTGTCACAACAAAACCTATAATCATGGTTCATGGTGATTATTTTTGGACAACATTCCTGACTAAAACATGGAAGCTGATTGCATCTATGGCAGTATGGCTGACCATGATTTTACTAAAGATCCCAAGTTTGTGCATATTCTCTTTGTTAAACAAGCTGTTTAACAAAATCATGAAGAAAACATTAAAGAAATGTGAGACTTGTAACACAACATACAGCCTAGCACACTTGGAATGCCCAACACCAGGTTTCAGACATAGGACAGATTATAACTTGTTGTTCTATGTGGTATTAATTTTTATGGTATTAACAACATTTGCCAAAGCTGATGATAATGTGTACAACTACCACAAACATGGCAGCTCCACAGAAATCCAGGTTCTGGATAAGGAGCACTATTCACAAGATTTTGATGTCAATGGTTACCTATACACCATCACTATATTGAATTCTCATTTGGAGATTCAAACTGTTAATGTATCAGAGATACAAACACCCACTAGCCATCGCTTAACACATCAGTTCTACAGTTGTGATGGTAAAGAAGCCTGCAAAAAGCAATGTATCTCAGAAACAAATAGAATACCTATGTATGAGATAAGGAAATCACATGATGGCATGACATGTTTTACTACAAGTGCAACAATGTGTGGCTTATGCGAAAGTGACATGGTGACTCTAGGTTACAAGGTTACAACAACAAAAGTGAACCCTTATATAGATGTTGAGGTTAAGCATGGAAATAAAACTGAACTGATAAAAATCAGGGAATTTTCACAGTTTATTCATGAACCATACTTTGTTAAAGCCATTGAACCAGTAATCATTGAATCTGTAGATCAATTTATATCTGGTCCTAATGTATACATCGGCGATATCTGTAACATGCCAAGTTATGGATGCTTTGGACCAAACTATATAAAGGATGGTAAAAGTTACCAACTAGTGAATCCTAAAGTATCTGACCCCATGTCATATGATAGAGAGATAATCTTAGATCGCTGTATAGATCCTGGTCGGAGTGATGTTAATAGTTTGCAGAAAACAAATTCTATATATATGAACGGTACCATTATAAAACCATATGAGTTTGGGTTACTATCAATTGGTATACCAGTTGTCGGTAAACTAGTTGGTAGCTTTTGTGAGAAGCCAGTTGTTGTTAAAGATGTATCTGTGTCTGGCTGTTATGACTGTCAATCTGGTATCGAAGTGAACATTAAGTATGAGAGACCTGACAGATGTGGACAAGTGAAATGTCTAATAGGTAAAGTGGCGTATGAATATTTTGTTGACCTTGATAGTGACCATATGGTAATTCACTCTTTTTTTGACAAAGAAGATGTGGTAGTCACTTGCAACAAGCTAACTAAATCTATGAAGCTAGACCACAATAAAGATACCAGCTATTACAAGACAAATAGTGAAGTCCATGGATCAGCAGCATATGATTTCAATCTACTTAAGCACCTACCTAATCTGATGCTTAACCCTAAAGCGGTCATAATGAGTGTGCTACTTGGGTTTGTAACACTATATATGATCTATGCTTTAATTATTCAAACATTTAAGCATTATAAGAAATATAGTATTGATAGATACACAAGGATCTATAAGAAGACAGATATGGATTCGGCTACCAATGAACAATCTATACACCTAACTGTAATCACTGGTGAAGCTCAGTGATAAGTTGTAATTCTCCCTAATATCCAAATTTCTATATTCTTCTTTTTTCATTTTAAGGTGGAGACCTGACCATTGTCGAAACTTGATCCAGCAAGCTGCATGGTTGTAAATGTTTGAACCTGCAATTGGTATGCACATAGACTTGTGTATACCTATTCTGTGTATTATTTCCATATAATACACAGCTGCTGGACAGGGTTAATTACTCAATGTTATATCATTAATAAGTTTTTTTCAATTTTATTGTTTATGAGGAGAACACTACT